GGCGACACGCTGCGCGAACAGGGTCTGGCGGTCCCGGCGGTCGGCGGCGGCACGACCTTCCTGCAGGCGAAGACCGCCAACGAGGTGCTGAAGGCGCAGGAGCGGCGCATCCGGCTCCAGAAGCTGAAGGGGGAGTTGATCGAACGGGCGCGCGCGCTGGCGCTGGTGTTCCGGCTGGCGCGCGAGGTGCGGGACGCGTGGGTGAATTGGCCTGCGCGCGCATCGGCGCTGATGGCGGCCGATCTGGGTGTCGAGCCGGCCGCGATGCAGAAGGTCCTTGAGAAGCATGTCCGTGCCCACCTCGACGAACTTGCCGAGGTCCGGCCCGACTTCCGGTGACGATGACGGACTGACCGATTTCGACGGCGCGGGCGAGATCTTGCGCACCTGGGGCGCGGGGCTGACGCCAGACCCGGACCTGACGGTTTCGCAATGGGCGGATCGGCACCGGATGCTCTCGGGTCGTGCATCGGCAGAACCGGGGCGCTATCGCACCGCGCGCACGCCTTACATGCGCGAGATCATGGACCGGCTGAGCCCCGGCGATCCCACGCAGCGGGTCGTGTTTATGAAGGCCGCGCAGGTCGGCGCGACCGAGGCGGGCAACAACTGGATCGGGTTCGCGATCCACCAGGCGCCGGGCCCGATGCTCGCGGTTCAGCCGACGGTGGAACTGGCCAAGCGCAACTCGCGCCAGCGGATCGACCCGCTGATTGACGAAAGCCCGGAACTGCGGGAGCGGGTGAAACCCGCACGATCCCGCGACGCGGGCAACACGATGCTGTCGAAGGAATTCGCGGGCGGCATCCTTATCATGACCGGCGCGAACTCGGCGGTCGGACTGCGTTCGACCCCGGCGCGGTACATCTTCCTCGACGAAGTCGATGCCTATCCGGCCTCGGCCGACGAGGAAGGCGACCCGGTCACGTTGGCGGAAGCGCGGTCACTTACCTTCGCCCACCGGCGCAAGGTGCTGCTGGTCTCGACCCCGACGATCCGGGGTCTGTCCCGCATCGAGCGGGAGTTCGAGGCGAGCGACCAGCGGCGGTATTTCGTGCCGTGCCCGCATTGCGGTGCGATGCAGTGGCTGAAATTCGACCGGCTTCGCTGGCAGAAGGGGCGACCGGAAACGGCAGAGTATCACTGCGAGGGCTGTGATCAGCCCATCGGCGAGCATCACAAGACGGCGCTGCTGGAGGGCGGCGAATGGCGGGCGACCGCCACCGCCGCCGATCCAACGACGGTCGGGTATCACCTCTCGGCGCTTTATTCGCCGATCGGCTGGCTGAGCTGGGAGCGGATCGTGCGGGCATGGGACGCGGCACACGGGTCGGACGAGGCGATCAAGGCATTCCGCAACACGATCCTCGGCGAGACATGGGTCGAAACGGGCGAAGCGCCTGACTGGCAGCGGCTCTACGACCGTCGCGAGGCTTGGAAACTAGGCATCGTGCCTGCGGGCGGGTTGTTCCTGACGGCCGGGGCCGACGTGCAGAAGGACCGGATCGAGGTCGATGTCTGGGCTTGGGGTCGTGGCCTCGAGTCCTGGCTGGTCGATCATGTCGTGATCGAGGGCGGGCCGGATCGGCATGATGCGTGGTCGGAACTGACGTTGCTGCTGGACCGGTCGTGGCCGCATGAACGCGGCGCGCATCTGCGCATCGCGCGGCTTGCCATCGACACCGGCTACGAGGCCCCGGCCGTCTACGCATGGTCGCGCCATGCCGGGTTTGCACAGGTTTCGCCGGTCAAAGGTGTCGAGGGGTTCAACCGCTCGAGCCCGGTCTCGGGGCCGACCTTCGTGGATGCAACCGAGGGCGGCAAACGCCTCCGGCGCGGAGCCCGGCTCTGGACCGTGGCGGTCTCGACCTTCAAGGCCGAGACCTATCGCTTCCTTCGGCTCGACCGGCCGACCCAGGAGGAACGCGCCGAGGGCGCGGCCTTCCCGCCGGGCACGATCCACCTGCCGACGTGGGTGGAAACCGAGTGGCTGAAGCAGGTTGTTGCCGAACAACTGGTGACGGTCCGCACCAAGCGCGGCTTCGCCAAGCTGGAATGGCAGAAGCTGCGCGAGCGCAACGAGGCGCTGGATTGCCGGGTCTATGCCCGCGCCGCCGCCTGGATCGCGGGCGCGGACCGCTGGTCCGATGAGAAATGGCGCGATCTCGAGGATCAACTCGGGGCGGCGCCGACGGAAATCGATGGTGCGGGGCGGGTCAACCGGCCGCAAGCCGCACCCCAGGGAAAACGGCAGTCGGACTGGCTTGGCCGGCGCGGAGGATGGTTCTGATGACCGACTGGACGGAAACCGAGCTTTCGGCGCTGCGCCGGGCCTATGCCAGCGGCACGACCCGCGTCAGCTATGACGGTAAGTCGGTGGATTACGGCTCGGCCGAAGATCTGTTGGGGCGCATCCGCACCATCGAACGTGCCATCGCGGGAACCACCAAGCCGCTGCCAGTGGCTGGACTTGCGGGCTTCAGCCGCGGGGATCGCTGATGCCGGCAAACTGGTTCGACCACGCCATCGCCACGGTGGCGCCGCGCATGGCGGCCCGCCGCGTGATGGCGCGTCAGGCCTTCGAGACCCTGACGCGGGGCTATGATGGTGCGTCCAAGGGGCGGCGCACCGACGGCTGGCGCGCGCCGGGATCCTCGGCTGACACCGAGATCGGCGTGGCCGGGGCGCTGCTGCGGGACCGGATGCGGGATCTGGTGCGCAACAACCCGCATGCGGCCAAGGCCGTCGCGGTGCTGGTCAACAACATCGTCGGAGCGGGCATCATGCCGCGCGCCGCCAGTGGCGACGACAAGCTCGACCGGAAGGTCGACGCGCTGTTCGAGCGTTGGACGGCGGAGTGCGACGCCGACGGCCAGCTCGACTTCTACGGGCTCCAGACGCTGATCTGCCGCGAGATGGTCGAGGCGGGCGAGGTGCTGGTGCGCCGCCGGTTGCGGCGATCCTCGGATGGCCTTCCGGTGCCGCTGCAACTGCAGGTGCTGGAGGCCGACTTTCTCGATGCCACGAAGTCCGGTGCCTTCGGCGCGGGGCGGCTGGTGCAGGGGATCGAGTTCGACCCGGTCGGCAAGCGCCGGGCTTACTGGCTGCACGCCGCTCACCCCGGCGATGCCTGGGGCGCGCTGCAGGGCGGGCTTGGATCGCGACCGGTCCCCGCGACCGAGATCGCGCACATCTACGAGAAGCAGCGAACGCAGGCGCGCGGCGTGCCCTGGGGCGCGCCGGTGATCCGCAGCTTGCGTGATCTCGACGACTATGAGGTGGCGGAGCTGGTCCGCAAGAAGACCGAGGCCTGCGTCACCGCCATCGTCTTCGGCGATGACGAGGCCCAGCAGGGCATCTCGCCCTCCGTGGTCGATGCCGACGGCAACCGGGTCGAGCAGTTCGAACCGGGGCTGATCGCCTATGCGCGGGGCGGCAAGGACATCCGGTTCAACCAGCCTGCCGCAACCGGCGGCTATGGCGAATACAAGCGGGCGAGCCTGCACACGATCTCGGCCGGGTTCCGGGTGCCTTACGAGCTGCTGACCGGGGACCTGTCCCAGGTCAACTATTCCTCGATCCGGGCGGGGCTGGTCGAGTTCCGCCGCATGATCGACGCTGTCCAATGGCAGCTCTTCATCCCGATGCTCTGCGCCCCAGTCTGGCGCTGGTTCACAGAGGCCGCCTGGGCTGCGGGACAGATCCCGACGCCGGACGTGCCGGTGGAGTGGTCGCCGCCGAAGTTCGATGCGGTCGATCCCTACAAGGATGCGATGGCCGACCTGCTGGCGATCCGGACGGGCACGATGACGCTGGCGCAAGCCATCGCGCGGCAAGGCCACAACCCGGACGCGGTGCTGGCGGAAATCGCTGCGACCAACGCCAAGCTCGACGGCCTCGGCCTCGTGCTCGACAGCGACCCGCGCCGCGTCACCAAGACCGGCAGCGCGCAGGCGGGTGACCCGACCAGTGACCCGGCCGCCCCCTCATCTGAAACCGAGAAGGAATAGGGCCATGCCCGACACGATGATGGCGGCCCCGGTCGCCCTGCCGATGCAGCTGCGGCGCGCGCCCATCCTGCCCGCGACCGTCAACACCGAGACGCGCTCGGTCGACGTCGTCTTCACCACCGGCGCGGCTGTCCGGCGGCGGCGCTGGACCGGCTGGGACACTTCCGTGCCCTTCGATGAAATCCTCGAAGTCAGCGAACGCGCGGTGGATCTGACGCGCCTCAATGCTGGTGCACCGGCGCTCGACAGCCATTCCGTCTGGTCCTCGCATTCGCAGGTGGGTGTGGTCGAACGCGCCTGGATCGAGGGCAAGGAAGGCAAGGCAACCATCCGCTTTCCGCGCGAAGGGCTGGACCAGGCCGCCGACCGCATGTTCGGCCTGATCACCGACGGCATCATCCGCAACGTCTCGGTCGGCTATTCCATCGAGCGGGTGAAGGTGGTCGAGCCGGTCGCAAAGGGCGAGGTCGAACAGCGCATCGTCGAGCGTTGGACCCCGCTCGAGGTCAGCTTCGTGACCGTTCCCGCCGATCCCCGCGCGCAGGTCCGCGCCGCCGATCAGGCCAGCTATCCCGTCGAGATCG